GGCTTCACGTATACCCACAAGCCTATGAACAAGGCTAACGTGGCAACCGTGATGGCAGTGAATGCAGCGGGCTTCACCATCAATCTGTCAGCAAACACGCTTGCGGATGCTGACAGGCTTGCGGATACAAAAGCCGGCCCCGTGGTGGTGGTGTTAGATGCCGCGGAGGGTGTTCGCCACACTGTCACCACACCGGCCGGCCGTACGGTTGAAACCTGCCCGGCGACCTATCGCGATGATGTGTCATGCGCGACCTGCCAACTATGCCAGCGTGTCGACCGCAAGGTTATCGTGGGCTTTCCGGCCCATGGCGTGAGTAAGAAAGCCGCCGCCGCCGTGGCGCGTGGCGCATAAGGAAAGGACAGAACAATGACACACACGGAAACCCGCAAACAGTTCCGCACCCTGATACAGGCACGTGCGTCGTTTAACCTGGCCGAGAATTATTGGCGGCGCGGTGTCATTGGGGATGCAGCATTTCGCCGGTTTGAGCGCCTATGGGCTTGGTCTACTGCCACTGAGCACCCGTTAACGCGGCACGCCAGCCTAGAGCGCTGGACAAGCCGCCGGGACCGCATCCGCAACGCATTGCGCGCCATTGGCGCATAAGGAATCCGCACAATGACCTACAACACATGGGAAGCGGATTATGATTGCGTTTGCCTGAGCGCATGGGAGCGCTGGACACAAAACGGTCTAGGGCTGGACACGGACGATTGTGACCTAACCATGAAATCGGTGCAGAATGCCGCCACCAATGCCTGGCAAGATGGGATGAACACAAGCGCATGGCTGCACGCCACATTGCAGGCATTGGGGGCCGAACAATGAGCATACTCAAAACCCTGGCCGAGGGGCTGGCATTCCTTGTGCTGCTAGGCGGCACATGCTTTCTAGTGGTGGTGCTATGAGAAACGCCAGCAAACCGCAGCTTCACGCGAAAGACGCGCGCAATAGGCCGGACATTATGGCCGCGGTGCGCGCGGGCTATCAAGATGCGCTGGCCGGTCTAGGCTATCGCGCGGAGTATGAGACAATGAAAGCGTATCAACAGCGCAACTACACAAGCGGCCGGCTTATGGCGCTAGAATTCCTGGCAAGGCACGCGGAGCCTCCCGCCTGGCCGGATAGCGTAAAGCTCCCGCGCCGCTTGGAGCCTATCGCGCAAGATGTGGCGCAGTCTTTTGTCCGGCAGCCGCCCGCGTGATACTCCCCACGCGCAAAATCCTGATAACCGCGGCCGGGCTGGCGATAGCGTCATGCCTGGCCGGTATTTATTTGAGGCTCAGATGATTGAGACGAAACTGCTCACGGCGCTGGATTGGGTAGCGCCGGCTATGTGGGCGCCGCTGCTACAGGAACACATGGCTCGCGCGGGAATGACGGTCAAACCCATTCGCGCGGCTATGGCGCTTGCCAATTTCGGCCACGAAACCAATGGCGGGCGGCGGCTTGTGGAAAGCCTGGATTACAACCCGGACCGCCTAGCGGCCGTGTTTGGCGCTAGGGCTACCACCAAGGCTTTAGATGCCTGCCGCCGCGTGGGCCATCCAGCGGATGAAAAGACTATCGCCAATGAGGTTTACGGGGGAGAATGGGGCCAGCGCAACCTTGGCAACAAACTGCCTGGCGATGGCTGGACATATCGTGGGCGCGGCCTAATCCAGCTTACGGGGCGGTGGTCATACGCGCGCGTTGCTGGCGTGCTGCAAAGAGAATTGACAGACGAATGGGTGCAAAGCATCGGCACGCCCGCGGGCGCGGCAGAGAGTGCCTGCATTTGGTGGTCCCGGATGGGGCTTAACGAACTGGCCGACAAGGGAGACCTTGGCAGGGTCCGAAAAGCCGTTAACGGGGGGCATGTGGGGCTTGAGGACGTGAAGCGGCGTTACGAACTGGCCCGCGCGCTGCTTGTGCGCTAATGTGCTCACTTGCATGCAACCGGCGCACCCGTCACACCTAGCGCAACCCGTTACACTAGCTGCGGGCCATTTCCCTAGGCTTTCCAAGGCTTTCCGCGCCTGAACCCCTACCAACAAGCGCGCCATTCCCCCCTTGCATCCCCCCTGTTTTTGGGCCGATAGGCTCAATAATAGGGGGGTTGTAGGCTAGACGAATAGCGTGGGCCTGACGTGATACGGAAGCCCGACGATAGGCGTTGATACATAGATATTTAGATAGCAAGAACCGTGCCAGGCGTGGGCATGCAAAGGGGCTTCCATGAAAAGTATGCAAGAAAGCCCCCATGCAAGAATCGTGCCAGTCAGTTGTCCCGCTGCAATTTCTCCAGCCTGGCCCGCGCAGCCTCCGCATATGGCCCGCCATTCGCCACCGCCTGCTGATAGCCGGCCATGAGAGAGGCGAGGCTCACGGGCGCTGCCCGATCCCCGCGCTCTGGCCTTGTGCGGTGTTCGCGCTCGGCTATGGCGGCCTTCATTTGGTCGATCATTTCGCGCGTTTTGGCATCATCCGCGGCCTTTTGCTCCGGGGTCAGGTCAGTGAAACTAACCCGCTTTGGCGCTTCCGGGGGCTTGCGGCGGGCTATGCGTTCCATCGCCAGAACCTTGGAATACAGCCGATTGGCCTCCGGCTGCACCACGGCCAGAACCTCGCGTGCGGACGGCCAGAATTTACTCGCGCGCGCCAAGTCTATGAGCGCATCCTCAGTGAAAGCCTGCGCCGGCACCCGCGCGCAAGCCTTGGCTACCGCGGCAGCCCATACGGCACTCTCGCGCGCCGTGGGCGGGTTGGAGAAGCCCGCGTGGATAGGTGCCACCCAGCTAAGCACAAACGGCCCTGTAGGCGGCTGTAAAGCGGCCCTAGCCTGCCTCGCGGCCCTGCCCGCCTCCTCTATCAGGCTTGGAACGGTCAAGGGCGGCGGTGGCGCGTCAGTGATAGCCTCGCGCCGCTGCTCCTCGGCCACGGCCATGCTGAGAGGTTGCGATAGCGCCGGCATGCGGCGCACGATCATGTCACTCATCGTCGTGCCGCTCCATCATTTCGCGCCATGACGCGGCCACAACAACCAGCCCGGCTATCAGCGCGCCAAGGCAGCCGGCCACGAAAGCCCCTGCTATTGTCCACATTAGAAAATCTCCTCCGCGCGGCTATCCACGATGGGCTGCACGCGGCGGGCCAGGTCTTCCCTGTTGCCCACGGCAATATCCTTGGGAGCAAACAGCCCGCTCCACCCATTTTCGATGCTCTGCCGAATGATAGAAGCCGGGCAGCCGCCGCCAGCCTCCCAATAGGTAATGAGCCGAGAAATCGACAGCTTCTTGGCGTGCAAGGTCCAAGCCGCGCCGCTTTTGGCTTTGCGGTAGGCATCCCATTCTAACCAAGCATCTACCGGGATGAAGGCTGGGATTTCCAGCGTCTCAACCGGCTTCATAGCCTTCTTGACAGCCTTGCGGGGCTGCACCGCGCTGCCGAAAATCTCGCCTTTCAGCCCCTCTTCCAGCAATTTGCGGCCTACGCGGCTGCGGGAATGCTCTGTGCGGCGGCAGATGGCGTCGATAGCCTCGGCCACCTCCACCGGCACGCGGATAGGGATTGTGATACTAGCCATTTGTGTTGTTCCTTTCGGTTGTGTCGCATGCGACGGTTGTGACGTAGGGTATTTCAATGGGGCTTGCAAGGGGGGTTTGAGATCGGCATTATGCGGATGCGGACCTCTCCTCCGTAGTCATGTGTTCCTTTCCCAAGCTATCCAACTAGCCCTGGCCTCGCGCTGGGGCTTTTTTTTGGCTTTGTGCATTTTACCGCTTGACCGCGTTAAAACCGCGCTTAAAGTGTGTGTCGCGCCATAACAGGAAAGGGACAGCGCAAATGGAAGAGATTTTTTTCGGGAAATATCACGATAGCGGCGACTACTGGCAGGTTTATCTCGACATTGGAGAGGATACCGCCACGGTTCAGGTTGTGCTCGATCATGATGATGAGGAGCTTGTTCGTGACACGGTTTGGCTTCCGGTTGCCATGCTTCCGGCTCTGGCCACGGCTATCAACAACTATTTTGCCGGCACAAAGAAGCTGGTGGAGGTGGTGATATGAGCGGATTTAGCGCAGACGAACGCCGCACCGCCTGGTGGAGCACCGATAGCCGCCGCGCCGTGTCGGGCAAGGCTTTTGAGGTGTTGGCCGAGAAAACTGGCCGGGCTGAGCGCCCTGATCTGAGTGAGGTTGAGGTGGTGCAGATGGGCTTGCGTATGGAGAGCACCATTGCAGCCTTTGCCGCCGAGGAATTGGGCCAATTGAAGGCTCTGGACGATAGCGTGGCGGTTCATACTAAGCATCCGTGGATGAAGTCTCACGGCGATTATATGGCGCAGGACAACAGCTTTCTGGTGGAGTGCAAAAACTACAACGCGCTGCATATCCACAATTACAGCGAACCTGGCGAGCCTGTCCGGGTGCCTAATACTGACTGGGCGCAGTGCTGCCATGAAGCGGCGTGTTTCGGGGTCAGCACCGTCTATCTGTGCATCCTGTTTGGGGGCCAGCGGTTTCGCACCTTCCGGCTGGATTTCAGCGAAGACGAAAAGGAAGGGCTGATACAGCAGATGGCCAAGCTCTGGGCTATGGCGCAGACGGGACAGATGCCTGACCCTGAGACGGTGGCGCAGTGCAAGATGGCATACCCTGTTAGCACTGAAGGCATCGCCACGGCCTCTCTGGAGCTTGAGCAGGCGGCTAAGAGGCTTGCCGGCATCAAGGCCAGCATCAAAGCCTTTGAGCAGGAAGAGGACCGCTTACAGACGGCCATACAGCGTGCCATGGGCGATAACGCCGAGATGCACACGCTTGATGGGCGCACCTTGGTGACATGGAAAAGCGCGAAGGCTTCCAAGCGTTTTAGTGCCGACCTTTTCCGGTCCGCATACCCAGACATCTACGAGCAGTTCGTGGTGGAACAGCCGGGATCACGCCGGTTTCTTTTGAAGGAGAAAGCAGAATGACTACCGATTGGAAAGAATGGCGCGTGGCAGATACGGACATCCACAAGCGCGTGAAGACCGTGCTTATGGCACACGATCCGTCCATGACCTGGCAAGACGTTTTGGACATGACAGAGCGGGATTTGAACGCGCTGCCGCACATGGGCAAAACGAACCGCTTGAATCTGTTGCATGTGCTGCGCACCGGCATGAATGGCGGGTTGGTCAAGTGCAACCGTACATTGGGCGAGGTGGTCACCGATGTCTAACATCGTTCCCATGGCCGACATCACGAAGATGGCGCAAGTGGCGGCCGACTCGAAGATGTTTGGTTTCAAGAACCAGGCGGAAGCGATGGCTATCATGCTCTTGTGCCAGGCTGAAAACCTGCACCCGGCTGTAGCCATGCGCGACTATCACGTCATCAACGGCAGGCCCTCTATGAAGGCGGACGCCATGCTTGCGCGGTTTCAACTGGCCGGTGGCCGGGTGTCATGGCCCAAGATGGAGGATACCGAGGTGACTGGCGTGTTTTCGCATCCTGCTGGCGGCGAAGCCACGATCACATGGAATGACGAAATGGTGAGGCGGGCCGATCTGCACCGCAATCCTACTCACCAGAAATACCCGCGGCAGATGAAGCGCGCGCGGTGCATCTCTGAGGGTATCAGGTCCGTGTTCCCGGCCTGTGTGGCTGGGGTCTATACGCCCGAGGAAGTAGCGGACTTCGCGCCGGCCAAGGGGCCTGTGGTGGAAGTAGTGCCTGACCCTGAGCCAGAGCCGGTGCCTGATTATATCGTGCATCTCTACAAGCCTGATGGCACGATTTACGCCAGCTTTGAAACCGAGGCGGAAGCCTTCCAGGCTTACTACAAGGTGGTTGACGGCATCGCTGCCAACCCGCGGATTGCGGAACAAGATAAGCTGGATAAGCTGCGCGCGTTCAAAGCGGCGAACGTGCATTGGATGGAACCTGACACTCAAGAGGAGCCTGCGGAATGAGCGGCACATATGGCGATCAGCCCGGCAAGGGCGTTTTGTTCAGCGAAGAGAAGCGCGGCGAGAAATCACCTGACTTTAAGGGCAAGCTGATCCTAGACCGGGATTATAAGGCCGGCGAAGAGGTGAAGATGGCCGGCTGGCAGAAGTCTTCCCGCCGCGGGCCGCTTATCAGCCTGAGCATCGACAGTTGGAAGCCGGACCCGAATTATAAGCCTGATCCCAACAAGCCCCCGCGGGAGAATACTTACCGGCCAGGCGGGATGACGCGCTTTGACGACGACGTGCCTTTTAGTCCTGAGCATAGATAATGGGCAAGGCGCAGCGCACTAAGGGCGCAACCTTTGAGCGGGACGTGGTGAACGCCCTAAAGGACGCCGGCATAGACGCTGCGCGCAATCTGGACCAAACGCGCGATGGCGGTGGTGACATCGACCTTGGCGCGTACATGGTGGAGTGCAAGCGCCGGGCCAGCATAGCGGTCTATGACTGGCTAGACCAATGCAC